GAATATTTAGGGTATATGTACTCTACTTCTTGTAAACGATATTCTAGGGTATTTAAAGATAAAATAAATATACCCCCTGAATCTATAGAAGATAAATTAAACTACCATTGTTTAAACCAAGAAATTAAATTTATTAAGGAAAAATATGGATAGAGGATTTTTAGTAGTATGGAAAACAGACGATGGGGAAGAACTAGAGTATAATTACTTTGTTAAAACCACTTACCCTTCCCCTAAATTTTTAAGAGACAAAGAGTTCATCTATTTAGCAAAAGGCAAAAAGGTAAAACCCTACATTGGTAAGATTGATTTAGATATTTTAAAACCATTAGTAGAAACTATGCCTTCTTATTTAGATGACAAAGCTTAATGTAGAAAGGAAATAAATGGGACTACCTGATTACACAAGTGATGAATTTAAAGAGTTTATGGAAAGATTAGCTGAAGCAAATTCTGGAGAACCCATTCCAGTAAACTCGACTCAACTACGGCTCTATTTAAAAATGCCAGTAGAAGAACGACAGCAATACATTGATTCTTTAGTTAGATGGAGAAAAGTAACAAGTGATGGAAGTACTGCTAGTTATTATGAACTTCCAAGAAATTCACAAGAGTTGCAAGATTTAATTAGTGCTAAGAATATGAACGCACAGATTGGTGAAATATTTAGAGAGTGTTATCGTTATGGACAAGCCAGTCATAGTGATGAACTACGAGGAATTAAGAAAATCTTGTTCTATGCAAATGCTGAATTAAAAAGACTAGAAAATGCTAACACTAAGTGAATTAAAACAAAGAATAATTGAGCAGGTGAGTGAAGAAGACATCATTGACCTACTCGGTTTAACAACAGAAGAGATTGTGGAAGCCTTCCCATTTAAGATAGAAGACAAGTATGAAACCCTTCTTGCTGAGTTGGAATGACTGGTTTCCGCCAATTAATTTATTAAACTATCCTAGAAAAGAAAGAATTTATATGGACATTAGTCAGAAAGTACTCTCTGATATTACTATTTTTAACAAGTATGCAAAATTCGTGCCAGAAGCAGAACGTCGTGAAACTTGGGAAGAACTTGTGCAACGTAACATGGCAATGCACTTGCGTAAATACCCACAAATTAAGGATGAAATTAAAAGTGCATACACGTTTGTATTTAATCGTCAAGTTCTACCTTCGATGCGTTCGTTACAGTTTGGTGGTACTCCTATTGAGCTTAGTAATAACCGTATGTTTAATTGTGCTTTCTCCGCTGTTGATCATCCAGCAGTCTTTAGCGAAACCATGTTTAACTTACTTGGTGGATCGGGTGTCGGCTTCTCTGTTCAGAAGCGGCATGTTGAAAATCTACCTACGATTATTGGGCCATCATCTAAACAAAGGAGATTCTTAGTTGGAGACTCTATTGAAGGTTGGGCAGATGCTGTTAAAGTTCTTGTTAAAGCTTACACTCTTGGCAAGTCTGACCCTGTGTTTGATTTCCGTGATATTCGTCCTAAAGGGAGTAGGCTTATCACAAGTGGAGGGAAGGCACCTGGACCAGACCCTTTACGTATCTGTTTGGATAAGCTTCGTAGTGTGCTTAATGACAGTATCGGAAGAAAACTCAAGCCTATTGAAGTACACGACATGGTTTGTCATATTGCCGATGCTGTCTTATCTGGCGGCATTAGACGTGCTGCATTAATCTCCTTGTTTGACAAGGATGATTTAGATATGTTATCAGCTAAGTCAGGTGCATGGTGGGAATTAAATCCACAACGAGGTCGTGCTAACAATTCAGTAGTCCTTAATAGGGAAGAAGTTACTGAACAAGAATGGTATGACATCTGGAAGAAAGTAGAGTTATCTGGTTCAGGAGAACCTGGTGTATTCTGGACTAACGACTATGACATTGGTACTAACCCATGTGCAGAGATTAGTCTTAACTCTAATCAGTACTGTAACCTAGTAGAAGTTAACGTATCAGATGTAGTAACACAAGAAGAGTTAAATGCACGAGTCAAAGCAGCTACTCTAATTGGTACACTACAAGCAGGATATACAGACTTCCATTACTTACGTAGTGTTTGGAAAGAAACAACAGAACGAGAAGCTTTACTTGGTGTATCAATGACAGGTATTGCCTCAGCTGGTGTACTTAAACTTGACTTAAATGAAGCTGCTGCAGTTACAGTAGAGGAGAATAAACGTGTTGCTGCTCTTATCGGTATTAATTCTTCTGCCCGTATTACTACTGTTAAACCTGCAGGGACAACGTCGTTGGTTCTTGGAAGTAGTTCTGGAATTCATGCTTGGCATAACGATTATTATATCCGTCGTATGCGTGTTGGAAAGAATGAGCCGTTATATAGCTACATGGTTGACAGATTTCCTTCTTTAATTGAGGACTGTGTATACAAACCTCACTTAGAAGCTGTAATGAGTTTCCCACAACGTGCTCCACAAGGTGCAATTTTACGAACAGAAAGTTATAAGGAGATTTTAGAACGAGTTAAACGATTCAATCTAGAATGGGTAGCTAATGGTCATGTTAGTGGTAACAACAAACATAATGTATCATGCACTATCTCATTGAAAGATGATGAATGGAAAGAGTGTGGTAAGTGGATGTGGGATAATCGCTATGACTACACAGGTATTTCTGTTCTACCTTACAATGGTGGTACATATCAACAAGCACCATTCGAAGATTGTACTAAAGAAGTGTTTGAAGAAATGTTTAAACATATGGCAGCTATTGATTTAACACAGGTAGTTGAACATGATGATTTAACAGAGGCTAAGGATAACTTAGCTTGTTCAGGTGGAAGTTGTGAAGTTAACTAAGGAGAAAAATATGCAAGCATGGCAAACTAAAGTAGTAGAAGAACGTGATGAGTTAGTAGCAAAGACACAAAAGTTAATTGACTTTCTACGAACAGACCCACAGATTGAAACAAAAGAGATTGAATTACTTACTCAGCAAGTACAAGCTATGAAGTTTTATATTCAAACTCTCACTGAACGTACAGTTTACTTTAAGAAAGGTGACTAATGTTTATTTCAATGGACTTTATTACAGGTTTTACTGTAGGAGTTGAGTATCTTGAAGAAGAAAGTACACATTACTTCATCATTGACCTGGGAATTGTACGAGTTTTAGTGGAAAAATATAAGAAAACGTCATAGACATATCTACAAAGCTCTATAACAAATAGTTAGCAAGAATTAAGGGGATAGCATTAGCCGTCCCCTTTTCTCTTGTTATACGTTGATTGTGTAGGTCAAATTTTATCTCTCTGCTTTCTTTTTAGCATTCTCATACTTTTTCATGGCACGATCCCTAGCTTTTTCAATAGCAACTTCTCTATCAAGAAACTCTTCACGTTGTGTACCATAAATTGGCATACCAATAAAGCTCCAGAAAGATCTTTTAAGTTTCTCACCTTTAGGTGCACGTACTGCAGCACTAACTTGGAATGGTAAAGCACTAGATCCAATCTGAGTAGCTTTATCTACAACTGTCATTCTATCATCAAGCATAGTTCCAACAGCTTTAGGTATAAAGCCTAATTTATTTTTAAGTGTTTTAGAAAAATCTAGTGCCCAATGAGCAGCTTCCATATTATGTTTAGCTAACTGCATTGTTGTACCATCACCAATATCTACACGAGTAGGGTCTTCATTCTCCCAAATGTTTCTACCTACCATAGCTAAGTTGACACCATTCATATATGTCAAGTAAATTAAAGCAGTATTAAGAACGTATCGTCTAGCTAAATCACCTTGGGTCTTAGGATTCCAAATACCTTTAACACCTTCTTTTAATTCCCAGTTCTTAGGTTTAGATAATTCTTTAGGTAGTGCTGTAGTAACAGCTCTAAGAGTAGACACTGTCCAGTCAGGAGCAAACATAAGAACTTGAGCCCATTCCCTACCAGCAATAGTGCCAGCTTTTACAACTTTATCTTTAAGCCAGATATTATCAATTCTATTTGCTACTGAATTAGCTACTTGAAACCAATCAAGACCTCCTAAAGTATTATTGACAAAGCTAGCAGCTTCTTTAGCAAGTACATCATCAGGTATTGTAGGGTTTTTAGCTTTCATTGTAGTAAATACATGAGTAAACAAATGGATCTTACCACCAGTGTGCATGTACTCCCATGTAAACTTGTTCATTTTTTGCATAACGAACTTGTCAAATGGGCTTGTTACTTTCTGAGCAGCTGTAATTTCAGGTCCTACTTTACTTAGGATCTTATCTACCATAACACCAGCATCAGCAATAATACTTTGACTTACGTCTTCAGTACCTAATACTAGATTATTACGTAAACCCAAATCAATAACATCACCAAGACCTCCTTGCTTATAAAGCTTAACAGCTTCCCTAGTACCACCACCTGCAGACAAGAAGTCTTTTAATGTAGAGATAGGAGCTGCAGATAACCTAGCAAAAGCTAAAGATGTAGCATGGAATAAAGATGCAGAAGTTTGTAATGCTTTAGTTAAATAAGATATACCACTCAATGCACGTAGTGCTTGTGATGGTTCTGTTTGTCTAAATACATACCCTAACATATTAGCTATATCAGGATGTACCATGTAATCTTTAACAATCCTAGAATCTTTACTGTCAAATTTTACATACTTACCATTAACACCTAACTCTAAGTCTTTAGTAAGAGCAGGCATACCATCAATAGAAGTTTCTAATAATTTATCTACAATACTTTTTTGTATAATAGCATTCTGCATAGACTTAGCATAGATCTCATAGATCTTAGCAATGTCTCTTTCTACTACTACACCAGTACCTTGTAGTGCTTCATCTAAATCACGGATAGTATCATAGATACGAGACTCAGCAAAGTTACGCACAAATCTACTGTCTTTAGGAGCTTTATAAATCTTATCTAAAATAGCATTTAACTGGTCTCTAGACACAGACATGTTCTTATAGTTAAGAATGTGAGTTACGTAGTTATTACGTAGATACTCAAAGACACCAGCGTCAACAGCTTGCTGACCAATATCAGTAAAAGCTTTCTGAATGTTCTCTACAACAGGAAGAGCATGTTCTTCAGAAGGAAGTTTTTCTAATCTGTCAATTACAAATTCTAATTTATTTTTCTTTAATTCAAAATGTTTAAGTTGTTCTTGTCTTGATTTTCCTACAAGATTATTTCTTTTTAAATAGTTATCCCAAAAAGTGTCAAATCCTTTTGGAGACAATCCTTTTAAATTACCTTGAGCATCTACTTTAGGAACAAATCTACTAGAAGTAGGTAAACCTAAATATGTAGAAGCATTATCATATATTTCGAAAGCTCCTGTCATACCTATATTAACCCTACGATTAGTAATAGGATCTACTTCATTAGTACCATAAAGCATTTCTGCTTTTTCAGCATCAGTATAAATCTTATCATAAGATCTATCTTTTTCTAAAGCCAATGTAATACGTTCACGAATACCTAGTTCAGGTACAGCTTCTCTAATCTTTTCAGCAGCATTATTAATCGTACGTTCTATAGCACGATACTTAGATAAAGCATCTCCAATAAAAGTTCTAGGTTCTTCTAAAGGATCTTTAAGAAGATCTGCAGCAGCTTTTGTAGTATTAAACTCAAGGTTTTCTTGAGCATCGAATGCAGATACTGTTTCTTTAATACTTTCAGGATCTTCAATTTCCCATTCAAATAATTCTTTTTGAACAGGTTCTTTTAGAGACTCTTCAAACTCTTTAGTATCTTCAAAGATTTTAGTTTCTTCAGCAACAGCTTTAGGTTTAAACTTAATCTCAGGAAGAAAAGGTTTTACTGCACGTACTGCAGTGTTAATAGCAGCACCACCAGCTGCAAATGTAGCAGCAGTGTTAGCAATACGTTGAGTATCATATCCACCAACTTGCCCAGTTTGTGCTAGAGTCTCTGCAGTAGCACCAAGTGCTCCAGCTTTAGCAGCAGACTTACCAATATCAGTAGCTACTCTAGCAGCCTTACCAACAGTAGTAGCAGCAGCCCCTGCTTTAGGAAGAGCAGCAGGACCAGCTATTAGTAGTTCAGGATCTTTTCCAAGTTCATAAAACATACCCTTAGCTGCACCCCAAGGATCATTAATAACTTGCTTACCAAATTCTTTAAGACTTTCTGTAACAGTAGGTTCAGGAGTAGCTTGTCTTTCTGCTCTGACAGCAACATCCCTTTCATTAGCTAGTCTGCTAAATTCTCTACTATAGATATCTCTATATCTTTTGTTAGCCTCTGGTACTTTATTCCAGGAAGCACCTACCTGTTGCTTAGCAATTCGATCTGCTTCAGTACGTAACTCTTGATCATCTCTAGTAGCATTAGAAATAAATCTACCTGCAAAGCCTGACTTAAAGTATTCTTTTGTAGACATAGCTGGACCTGTTCCAGCCCAATTAGTACTTTGAGGTTTTTGTTTAATATCTTCTACTTGAGAAATAGTACTATCATCTACTTCCCAATCATCTACAACTTCCCATTCATTTGTCATTATTTAACCCTAGTTTGTCTACCATTTTTAAGAGTCCAAACTTGACCATTTTTAAATTTAGTTTCTTTACCTTCAGTTAATAAGTTAATAGGAGGAGTACTTTTAGAAGCATCTGAAACCATGCTAGGAGCAGAATCAAACTTAGTACCTTCTAGTTGTTTACGAGCATCTTCTAAAATAAGTTCACCTTGTTTAACAGTAGTACGCCCTTGTTTAATTCTAGCATCAAGCTCTGCTTTACGAACCTTAGTCTCTTCCTCTGATAATCCAAACTGTTTGCCAGTTTCTAGTTTAGTTCTTTCATCAATATCATCTTGTAAGTCTGCACGAATATCATCTAGATTACGTTCATTAGCTTTAAGCAAGTCGTTAGCTTGAGAAAATAATACTTTCTTTTTCTCAAATGTAAACTTATCTAGTGATAAGTTAAGTGCAGTTTGCTTAATACTATTAGAGATACTAGCTTGCTTTTCTTTAAATGCTTGTGATCTTTGGAATTTAGTTTTATCTAAAGCAAGTTTTTGATTTCTATAGTCTGCAGTATTTATATTAGCTTGTTCTCTAATTCTACTCATAGTATTTTTAGAAGACTCTACTACTTGTTCTAGATAACCTTGACGCTCTGACTCTGGAAGTTCTTCAATAGCAGTTGTGTCTATACCTAAACCCTTGAAAGACTTAAGACTATTATTCCAAACTCTAGCTCTAGCTTGAGGATCTGTATTCTTTTTGTAAGATTCTAAAGCACCAGATGCAAACTGTCCTTGAAGTTCTAATTGTTTTTGTTGATTATCAAGAACTTCTTGAGTAGCTCTTACCTTATTAAGATTAGCAGAAGCTCGTGATGCTTCTTCAGAAGCTACATAAGAAGCTGTTTTAGCTCTAGTAGCAGTATCTTCTAAAGCGAATTCATTAGCTTGGAACTGAGCTTCTAAAGCTTCACGTTGAAAGTCAGGATTACCACTAAGCATCTCAGATACTTTACCCATAACTGCAGAACGATTATTACGCATTTCTGGAGGTAAAGAAGAAACAGCAGATTTTAAAGCTTCATCCATTTGGAAAGCTCTTTGTTCTTCTGCAGTTTTAATTCCAAATAATCCAGCAATACCACGAGTTAAAGCACTGCCTAATGTAGCACCAAGCATAGCTCGTTCTCTAGCATAAGGAGTAGCTTGAGTTGCTGCAAACTCTTGAGCAAACTGTCTATCTCCAGCTAGTTGTTGTTGTCTAACTTGTTGTTGAGTTAAACCAAATAAAGAAGGTACAATGTTAGTTGCCATGTTCTATCCTATTAAAATGTACTAAAGTTTGGCCCAATGGTTCCACCACCAAAGTTAGCAGGGGCATTTCCAAACATGCTTAGTCCACTATTACCAAAACTAGGAGGACTATAAGTATTATTAAATGTACCTACCAAATTACCAAATCCTCCATCACCAAATAAAGATGAAGAAGGACTTGTACCTACACTACTAAACCAGTTAGCTAATGGACCTGGAGTTCCTCCACCCATACCAAATGTAGGAATACCAGTAAATCCAGAGAATGCTCCTGCAGGACCACCTAGTGCATATCCTACACCAGCATTAACTACTGAACCTAGTAGACCACTACCAAAGCCCCCACCAGATGCTTTAGCATTATTAATTTGTTGTTGATTAGATTGTAAAGCTTGTTGCCAGCCAGCTTGAATAGGAGCAAAGCTGCCTACAGTATTAAGAACATTATAACCTAAGCCTTCAACACCAGCACCTAAGTTAAACAATGAACTTACATTACTGTAAGGACGCATAGCTAAAGCATTACTTGAGTCAATTAAACCTAAACCACGTTGAATGTCCTGACCTTGAATACCTCTAGCACGTTCCTCTGCACCATACATACGAGAAGCATCAGCTTCCTCACGAGCTTTAAGTAATGCAAACTGTTCAGGATTAACATACCCAGTACCTCGCCCTACAGCGGCACCAGTACGGCCTGTCTTAAATAAAGTATCAGCTAATCGAGACTCTTCTTGAGCACGAGTAGGTGCAAGAAGATTAGTACCTCTGTTATAGTAATCTTGGGTTACTTTATTAATATCTAACCCTAAACCTCTGTCTAAGAAAGACTGACCTGTTTGACCTAAGTCAAAAGCATAGTCCATTTCTTCTTGAGTAGGTTGAAACTCCTCAGCAGCATTATAAAAGTAATCTCTAAACTCAGCAAGTTGAGGATCAAGAGCGTAACTTACATTACCTGTAGAAGGATCATAAGTACCCGAACCATATCCTGTAGAAACAGTAGTAGGTTTTAACTGTAGTCTAGCGACCTTAGGTTTCTTTTTACTCATTTGTTACTCCAGATATACATATATTCCTCTTCACCATAATCAGTAGTGGAAAAGCCTGAGAAGACAAAGCCACACATTGTTATCCATTTTAAAAACTTTTTATCTTTACCATTCCACACTACAAATATCGGAAGAGTCTGTTTACTTGCCAGTTCTTTTATCTGATTCAGAATTACTGGTTTTGTTTCTTTAGTCCACTTGTGTACATCACAGTGAGCTATAATTATTTTTTTACCTAGTGCCTCAACATAATCAAATAGTACTGTTTGTAATTCGTTATCTATCTGTACTACATTACCTTGCATTTATCGTAACTCAAAAATTCTATAGCTAGATAAAGATTCACCTTTAGTAGTAAGTACATATGTTGCATCTATAGGAATAATAATAGAGCCTACAGATTCGTTACCACCATCAGAGTTAGTGTTATAACATAAAGGAACTTCAACGCCATTAATTGTACAATTAAGACCTGCCGTAGATACTGCATTACGTACTGCATTACCAATTAACATAATTGGTTTTCCAGTAGAATTTGTATAAGTTGTTCCTAGTGTTCTTGTTACTTGTTGCCAAGTTTGCCCTATACCAATACCACCAGCAGGAGCAACACTTGTCCATGTGGTTCCATTAGATGTTAGTACATTACCTGATGTACTAGGAGCAACTGTTTGTAAAGCACTTGTACCATTACCTAACAATACTGCATTAGCACTTAATGTAGAAGCACCTGTACCACCATCAGCTACAGCTAAATCTGTAATACCTGTAATAGAACCACCAGTAATTTCTACATCATCAGCATCTTGACTCTTCATTGTACCAAGATTACCAATAGCGGTTGTTACATAAGCAGTAGAGGCTACTTGAGTTGTATTAGTTGTACTAGGAGCAGTAGGTACAGTAGGAGTACCTGTAAAGTTAGGACTATTTAAGTCTGCTTTAGTAGCAACAGCTACAGCAATAGCATTATACTCATCATCAATCTCAGCTCCTTTAATAATCTTATCTGGATCCCCAGAAAGAAGAGCATCTTTAGAATAGAAGTTAGTTGCTTTTACATAATTACTCATGCTAATTTTCCTGTTTTTAAATACACTGTCATTTGTTGTAAGCTTACTGGAGCACCATCAATAGTACATTCAACACCAAACTCTAGTACTTTACCAGACCCACCTAAGTTTAAATCAATCTCAGAGATAGAAGTTCCAGAGGTAAACTCACCAATGTTATACTCTGAAATATTATATTGTGAAGCTCCAGATACAAAGTCTTTAGCATAAGTTCTAGAAGAAGAAGTATTACTGTAATCAAAACCATACTTAATAATAATGTCTTGAGTACCTGATGCAATTACAATTACTTTAGCTTTCTTTAAAAACTTAAGAGTAAATGGTTCACCTACATCTGTATTAGAAGTAGTATACTCTAAACGATAAGAGTCCCCTCTATCGTCATATCCAAAATATCTTCCTATACCACCAGCCATACCTAAATATAAGTTACGATCATAAGTAGCACATAAAGCCTTAGGTACTAAGTTATTCCATATGGTAGTTCTTGAAGCGCCATTAGGAAGTGTTTGTCGTAAATCAAAATAAATAGATTGTTTAAGTCCAGGTAAAACTAATAAATAAAAAGCATCTCTTTCAAAGTAAACACTTTTAACATTAGTAAGACTTTCACCATTAATATAATTAACCAAGTCATCACGAATGTTAAGAGATAGCTCTCTCATTGGCATAGACTTTTCTTCAACAGTTCTTCGTAAAGAACGTAGTCCACTCTTAGACAAAAAGATTAAGTCAGTACCTGTTTGTTGTACAGAATCTCTAGCAATACAACCTACACCATTAATAACATCAGCTAGTGCAATTGTAGTAGGATCATCTGCATTATCATAAACAACAATGTTATTAGAACAAAAGATAATTAAAAATTTATTGTAAGAACTAATAGCAACAATTTCATCGTTGCCTCCAACTACTGCACCAATGTCTAGTAATCCAGATCCTGTACCTGAAAAATGAGCACCATCTAAAAGTCTACTATAGAATACTGTTGTTTTATTTTCAGTAACTCTACCAGTCCATAATCTACCAAAAGCAGCATGAACACAATCAGGATCAAATAAACCTAAACCACTTGGGGCTGTTCCATAATCACCAATTCTTTGAAATACATAAGGGCCACTATGAGCACCTTCTCTGTATACCATCATTCTATTACCACCTTGAGCAGCAAAGGCATAAGACTCAGCAGCAGCTCCTGCATTTTCTTGTAATGCTGCCCATTGCCAACGATTACCTGAAAATGTAGGTTGAGTTACTAAAGGAACTGGACCACCAGAGTCTGCTCCATAAACTAATTTTCTAGTTAATGTAGTAGTACCTGAGAATAACTTACCACCACCAGCAGATAAGAAAGTAGAGTTACCTCCTACATCTCTAAACTCAAAGATAGATTCAATATACTCTGAGTCTGCTAGATCACCATTATTAGTTGTTAGAGTCTGCCATCCACGACGACTACCTAACCTACCATACTTATCAATTACACAGTTAATAGCTTTCTTAGCGTACCCTGATTCAAGAGTCACACCACTCTCTTGAGTATTTAAACCCAAGAAACCTAGCGTAGCATTACTTGCTGCTTTTAAAGCACCAGGCATTAGTAAGGACTCCAAGTAATTTCATCCATACGTTGACCAGATTCAATAGCAATATAATCTGCCAACATACTACGATAACGCATTTCATGTTCTGCATTACCACCATCATCTCCTCGTTCTGAAATAGCACGAGAAATAGTACCTTCAATAACTACATCAGCAGGTACAAGTATTCTATCTGTATTGTTTACTAACTTCTCTTGAGGAATAATACAGTTAATTCTAATACTATAAGCTCCATCAGGGATTGGATAGAAGTCTACTTGACTATCTCCATCTGAAGAAACACCATTAAAATTATAGTAATATGGAGAACCATTCTCAGGATTTGTAAGTAAGAATTGTCTATCAAACCACTTAGTACTACGTTGTTGCATAATGATATTATCAGTATCATTAAACATATCTAAGATTCTAATACGAGTAGTAGAACCTTGTAGTTCATAGTTAAATAAAGTACTAGTAGTTACTGCAGTTAATGTTGTACGTAGAGCCGACCAATCCCAAGTGTCCTCTACTTCTCTTTTAACTACATTAACTAGATCGCCAATAAGTTTACTATAAGGAGTTTCTTGAACAGAAGACACCTCATTTTCTCTAAGTCTACGTAAAATACTATTGACAATATCTAAATAATTCATTATACTTTCCTAAGTTATACCACAATTATACCACAATATAGTATATTTGTCAACTACTTTTTAATTACCACTCATTAATAATCTCTTGTTCTTTAATCCATTGTTGCAAATAAAGTAATTGTATTACATCTAAGGAACAATCTCTGATGGTACTAGATAAATTGCTCTTGGTTTCTCCATCAACTGTGCTGGTGGAGTTGGGTATGTTGGACACTTCACTGCTTGAGGTTGTATTGTTGTACACCCGCTTACTAACAGTAGTAGTACTAAACTTCTTAATAGCATTTGAATATCCTTTAGATACATTATCTGTTACTTTCTTCTGAGACTTTTGTAACTCTTCTACTTTTTGTTCTTGTAATTTAGCATTAACTTCTGTTTGCAACACAAAGGCACTAAATTTCTCATGTTCATAACTATAGCCCTTATACCATCCAAACAAAAAGATAATGAGAATTAAGGCTATTCCTGCAAGCTGTTTCCAATACTTCTGTGCTAAAATAGTAATCATCTAGTAAGTTTACCTGTTGATACTGTTCTTAATATAATATTACCTGCAGCTACTAAGCCAACTAGAGGAAGATAAGAAGCTGGACCTAGCACATCTTGAAGAACATGTATACTAGATTCAATAGCAATTAAAGCAGCCGAAGCTGCATTAAACCAAACTGTTTTACTTTTATACCAAGGTTTACTCAAAATGTTTTACCTGCTTGAAAGTCTGCTAACTTTAATCCATTAGTATATTGACAATGTGCTAACTCTTTAAACTTAGTCCAACGTCCAGCCCACTCTAATCCAACAGACTCTGCTATTTCTCCACACTTAGTAAATAGCCCTACATCAGACCATTGAGCCTTACCATTTACTAATGGTACAAAATCGAAAGCAACACGCCAGTTGTGGAAGGATTGTCCAGCATTAGCATTTGTAACAATCTTTCCAGGAGTAGTTCTACCTTGAGTATATAAAGCACTTTGTGATTCCCCATCTCTGTATGTAGAAGTAATTAAAATATCAATACCTTGTTTATCACAAGAAGCAATAAACTTTTCGCAAAGAGTTTTAACCTTTGGATGCAGGTCTTCTAACTTACGAGAGTTAATCATAGTTTAATAGTCCATCCATGAGCAGCTGCCCACAGATAAACAAGCACTGCTAAGCCCATTGCAGATAATCCTTTAAGAGTCCACTTACCTAAGGTAATGAACTGCTTATCTAGCCACTCTCCTATAGCTTCTTTAATAGCAGCTTTGTGTATTTCTTTTTGTTCTTCAGGAGTCATTCCTTAATCCTTAGTTATAAGTTCAAGATCTGTCATTTATTTATACGTTTTGCACGCTTGCTGTTAATGTAACATTTGTATCGGTTTGCGATATTGATCCTGTAGCAATACTTGGCGTTGCCCAAAGAGCTGTAGTTGTTAATGCGTATGTTATTGGAACCGCAGCTAAACTTAATGCTGAATAGGTCACAGTAAATCCATTTACGCTATATGTTCCAGTTCCACTTCCGTTGGTATTTAATTTAAATACAAAGCGCCCAGTGTTTATATACAGCGAATTACCAATTATTCGAATTTGGCTTTTTAATGCAAGAGTGGTTCCGCCAAAAAAGTTTGGATTTGGGCTAATAGTAATTGCCCTTTGCCAAATAACATTTAAGTTGGAATCTAATTTATACAGTGTAAAGTAAGGCGCGACTGATGGGGATTGATTAGAGCAACCTACTGCGTAAATATTCCCACTTGAATCAAACGCCGCATTTACTGCATTGGTATCGTAGCGAGTAGCCGTAGTTTTTTGAAAATATACCGCAGATACAAAATCTAAATTATTGTTAAGCTTAATAAATATATCAGTTTCAGGCGGCGTAGCGGAGCTAGATCCTCTGTATATAGTAAAAACTCCAGCAGATGTTGCTGTAACTGCACATTCGGCCAATCCTCCAGAAGAAGGGTTAATTTGTTTTTCAAGAGCGCCAGTATAACTAAATTTATTTATACGGCCATTATAATTAACCATTGATGTAGTGCTTGGGATTATAGCTCCACTATATGATTCAGTTGAAGATGAATAACCTTGCCTCCAAACAATTGAAGTAAAATCAGAGTTATAAACAACATTTACGCCTCGACCAACGCCGTAAGTAACAAGAATATTTCCGTTTTCCATTCTTGTTACAGATGTTGGCTCAGTTCTTTGTGTGGTTGATGAATTGTTTGGTTTATGCCAATCCATTTGAGTTGAAATAAAATTGCCATTCAAATCAAATTTTCTGATTCTTGTGTATGTATTAGCTGTAGTTGCTGCAAGCGTATTGCTATCAAATAAATAATACCAAGAATTTACGTTATCAACGTAAACGTAATTTGTACCAACGTTCCCAGTTGAAGGATTTGTTGCGTTTCCAAAAACTCTTGAAAATAAAACTTGTCCTTGTGGATTTAGCTTAACAAGGTATCGCAATATGCTGGCATTTGATGTATTGGATGTTAGTATTGAAACATATAAGTTTCCAGCTGCATCTACATCTATATTATGCCTATCAGCCATCCTAGGGGTGTTTGTTAATCCGTTAATACATGCAATCCAAAATGATTCAGAGCTTTTTCCATAAAAATCATCAAGCTGAATAACGCCAGTTGAAATGCCAGCAAGCGCACGAACAACAGTGTCATTCATGCTAATCATGCCAGTTGCAGACTTTCCAAGCTCTAATGCAACAGATTCTCCAGCAGTGGATCCAGCAAGACTAATTTTTCCTGATGAGTTTAATGCCATAATTAAATAGTTCCGTAAGCTGTTACGTTACCAACAACAGTTAAGTTTCCGTTTGAATCAAGTTTAGCTTTTGCAACTCCGCCAACTTTAAAATGCAATGCGCCTGATACTTCTTCTACAGTCCAATTTGTAGTAACAAGTTTTGTTGCGTTTGTTGAGTTTGTAGCAGTTGCTGCATTTCCTGTTGTATTTTGATTCCATGTTGGAATAGTCCCAGTAAGCTTAGAATAATTTAAACTAGTAATCCAAGATGGATTAGAATAACTACCTGAAGTATATACTCCATTAGTTACTGTAGCAGCATTTCCACTGATAGATATTGCCCAAGTACCTGTAGCATTAGACCCATCAGTATTTGCTTTAGTAGTTAAATCTACAGTTCCCCAATAACTATTAGAACCATCAGTAAATAAAACTTTTCCAGAGTTACCAGTCATTGATGGGAGTACTTTGCCATCATCTAATGATACAATCCAAGAAGGATCTGAGTAACTTCCAGATGTAACTACTCCATTTGTAACAGTATCTGCATTACCAGTTAAATTACCTGTAACATTACCAGATACATTTCCATAAAGAGTATTAATTTGTAAGTCAGCTAAAGCAAAAGAAGCATGACTTGTATCTATATAAGCAGAAGCATCAGGTTCTAATGTATATTGGTGAAAGAATTTCCAACGACCATCTGAAGCATCTCTAAACATACCAGCATGGCGATAAGTACCATCATTGTAATTACCTGCAATACCTAAGTCTGGGTTTGATACTATAGACCCTTCATTAAGATAAATCATATTATCTTCAACAGCTAAATTTGTAGCATTAATAGTTACAGTAGTACCAGATACAGTTAAGTTACCATCAATCTGAACATTATTAGCTACATCTAAATCAACAATATTAAGTAGACTTACACCATCAATTGTTCCTCCAGTAATACTTACTGAATTAGAATTTTGAGTTGCAATAGAACCTAAACCTAAATTTGTTCTAGATGCTGAACTACTAGCTACGTCTGATAAATTATTACTTGCTAATAAACCTCCTGATGAAGAAGCATAAGCAGACAACCATCCTGTTGAAGTATACACTTTCATAATGTTGTCTGTTGTACTAAAAAATAAAGCTCCAATAACTAGAGCATTACCATCATTATCTAGTGTAGGATCTGTTGCTTTAGCCCCTAGGTACCTATCATCAAAATTATCATAGATAGCTTGTGTAGAAGATAAAGCAGTTTCGGCTGCTGTTTGAGCTGTACTTGCAGCAGTAGCACTGTTAGCAGAATTTGTAGCAGATGTACTTGAAGCTGATGCACTTGATGCTGCATTAGATGCACTAGTAGCAGCTTCTCCTGCTTTAGTTGTAGCAATTCCAGCTTGTGTAGTTGCAGTAGAAGCACTAGTAGAAGCATTAGAGGCTTGTGTAGTTGCTGTTGATGCTGAAGATGCGGCACTAGAAGCTGAAGAACTAGCCTCACTTGCTTTAGTTGTAGCTGTTAATGCTGATGTAGAAGCATTAGTTGCAGACGTTGCCGCACTAGATGCACTAGTAGAAGCTTCTAAAGCTTTTGTTATAGCTGTTGATTCACTTAATGAGGCAGAAGAAGCACTGCTTGAAGCAGCACTTGCAGAAGTACTTGCATTATTTGCAGAAGTTGCTGCAAGAGTTGCATTATATTTAGCAGAGTATTCACTCCCTGCAACTGGCCCTGTAGTTTTAGTAGCCCAATCCTGAGCTAACTCTGCACTAGCTATAGCATTAGTTTCAGCAGTCTCTGCATTTGTTTCAGCAGTTTGGGCAGCTGTTGCACTTGTAGCAGCATTACTAGCAGAAGTGGTTGCAGCACTTGCTGAACTTGTTGCAGAAGTTGCCTGACTGGTAGCAGTAGTTGCACTTGATGAGGCACTAGTTGCAGATCCAGCGGCAGTTGTAGCACTAGAAGCAGCTGCTAATGCACTAGCTTCAGCCGCAGCCGCAGCCGCAACAGCTGTGGCAGACTGGTTACTTGTATCTGCTACTGCATCTCCAACCCCACCAGGTGCTCTGTAAATACCTCTACTAGTAGTCATACTATTCCTCTACAGATTCAACTTTAACTTCTACTTTTTTAGTTTCTTTTTTAGGAGCAACTACTGGTTCTTCATATACTTCATAAGCTGGATTATCTAGAGTTGTTTTAATATCTTGTTCTTGAACGAACTCGATTACCACACCTGATTGTAAACATTTGAATTTCATTTAGATCTCCTTGAATATTCTTATAGATACTAGAAAAGTACCCATAAAAATAGCCCCTGCCTAAGCAAGGGCCATCTATCAGTTTCTTATAAAGGAACTGCTAATGCGAAACAAGCATTGTCACGCAACTCTTTAACACCGTAGATTGTATCTGCAGTGTATAGAGTGCCTAAGTACTCTTGTTTGTACTGAGCTTGTGAACGAACTTTTTGTTGTTCAACAAGAACAGCAGCATCACGGTGACCGATCAATACTGCACGGCCTAAGTTTGTACCTGAACCATCAGCAGCACTATTCAAGTAGTCACAGTTAGATGAAACATAAACTGGAATACCATAGATGTTACCGATTTGACCTGTACGAATTGTGTTACCATTACCTACTTCACCAACGAAAGCTTGTTCAGTGAAACGAGCAATACCCATCAATGTGTTACGTGCTGATGGAGGGATAATCATGAAGCGACCTTCTTCAGGAATATCATTGTCATCAAGACGTTGGATTGTACGACGGATAGCAGCATCAGTCAATGCAGAAGCATTACCTGTATTTGTGTTAGCTGTGTAGTCAAACAATGTAGTACCGTCACCACCGATGTAAGCAGCATTATAACGAGCACCTGCTGAACCGCCATTGAATGTACGACCTAGTTGTAACAATGAGCTATCAACTTGACGACCAAGTGCATAACCTGCATCTGTAGTGTAGAATTGACGCATTGAAGCTAGAGCTTGTACTTCTACGATATCCTCAATAACTTTTGAGTATTCATAGTGTTTGTCTACAACAACAGCGATATCGCTATCTGTTGATGCTTGTAAAGTTACTTGTGTATTTGCAGCTTTTAAAGAAGCAGCGCCACGAGTAGGGGTAGGAATGTGAATTGTATCACCTTTCTTACCTGTCATTGGCATTGTCTTAAAGAGCTTAGCAGCTACAAGAGACTTTTCATAAGTTGCTACAATCTCATCACTCCAAATTTCTGGAACAAAGTTTGCAGCGGTAGTTGTGGTTACGTGATTAGAGCCTAAAGCCATAATTAATTTCCTTTTCTAAAATGTTATATTACTCGACCCTCCGCATATGCCTTCAAAATCTCTTCAGATAATGCGTCATACTTGGCTCGGTCAGTTTGCATAAGTCTAATAATATCGCTTCGACGATATTTCTTTTTAGAAACCTTTTCAGTAGATGAATTAGAACCTACGTCGGCTGTTTGAAGTTGTTTATCTCTGTCCATCTTCGAAGTGTCCAATGCTTTCTTAGTGATTGATTGTTTCTCTTTCCAAGTAGCTAATAACTCATCTGCAGAATCAAAGTCTAGTTGACTTTCAGCACGAACAAATAATTCTGTACGTACCTTAGAACTTTTAATCCAGTCACCAAAGGCAGGATCTTCTACAGTCTCCATAAAGTCAGGGTATTTAGCACCTAACCTTGATAGAGTATCGGCCTTCTTCATCTCAAATGAAGCTTTCTTAGCTTCGAGAATAGCAGGATGATTATCAATTGCTTTATTAACAGTACTCTTTGGATCAACAAAGAAATCACCATCATCTAGTTCTGGTTCCTTTGTCTTTAAGTCTTTCGATGTTTGTGCTCTAATGTAGTCATCTACCACACGTCGTAACTCACCGACTTCACTGCCCTGCTTTCCAATTAACTTTTCAGCTTCTTGGTGCATTGATGCAATTTCTTTTGCGGTCTTGCCACGATACTTCTCTGGTAGATCATCCTCAGATGGAGCCCCTGATGCTACAGATTCCTCACCTTGAGGATTGTCTGGAAGATCAAAGTTCTCTTCTTCGATTGAACTAACTAAAACATCATCTAAGTCTTGTGCCATATTATTTCTCCCGTGCTTAATAGCATTGTAGGAAAGGAACTAAATACTTGGCAGTATCTAATTTCTTTTTTGGCAATATTATATTTACTTTTTTACCCAAGTAAATTGCCATACTTGGAAAGCCTAAGTTAATCTTCTTGTTGTAATTCTTCGTAGGTTTGTTCACTCACATCTTTTAGTGAGAGAATCCATTGTAGAATATCCAACTGCCCTTTACGTTTATGGAACTCTTCAAAGGTTTCTATAGTATTCACCCTATTATAGTTCTCATAGAAATTTTCTACATCTTCTATGAAGTCACGCCAACCTTGTGTTGCCATAGTTGTAAAACGTTCTTCATAATATTTTTGTAATTCTTGATCCAAAACTATTGCATCCTTTTAAAAAGTATGTTATAATAGTCATTCTATTAAGATAATTATACCATAAGATTAGTCATTTGTCAAGTTGTTTTTCATTTGCATCTTAACAATCTCACGATTCTGCATCATGTCTTGCTCTTGTAGATCTACTTTCTTCTCTTTAAGTAGTAGGTCTGCTACTTTAACACGACGTTCAAACTCTTTATCATCACCATTACCAGCATCTAAGTTAGTAGATAAAGCTGCAATCTGTTTAGCTTTAATTTCTTCAGGTAGTAATTGAGTTTCAACTGCAGTCTTCTGAGCTTCAGCTTGTTGCTTCTGAGCTTTAGTAGTAAGATCTGCTGTTTGTGCCTGTACAAGACCAGCTTGTAGTTGCATTTGCATCTGTTCCATCTGTTGTTGCTGTGGATTAGGTTGCATAGCTTGAGCTAGCATCTGTAACAACTGTTGTTTATTAGCTAGGTTAGATGTCTCAATCACACCTTGCATTAAGATAGGTACTAGGGGACTGTCAGGTCCTAGAGTCTTCATCAAGTTAATAAACTGTTGTTGTTCTACTTCACGAGCAAGCATACCTAGTGTAGATGCAGGGACAAACTTCCAGTCTTTAACTGGGAAATTGTCTGGATCAAACTGCATAAAGCGCCAAGCTGCTTTCTCAATGAAAGGAATCAAGAATTGATCTTGGAAGTTTACAAGAGTACGTTTGTTTTTCTTAATAATGCTTGACAACTGAATAGATAACTCACCGCCCACAGGTTGTGCCTGCATAGCAGCTGTATCTAAGGTACCTGTTGCCTGCAATAACATGGTTTCAAACTTAGCAGCTGTCTCAATATTACCTGAATCTGTGGTACCAAAGCGGAATGGCATCAAGATCTCTGCAGGATTACCATTTGTCAAGATAGATTTACCTGGACGTACCTCAAATTTACTACCTCGTGGTAAACGAGTAGCATCCATAGCCATCATTGGTACAGTTGTTAGAGCTAATGAGTCAATATGACTACGAATCTGTGCATCAATAGCCTTTTGCATGTTGTAACCCTTCTCGGCTACACCACGACCCCAGAATCTGTTAGGAATTGTGTCATCTTGGTAGGCTACAACTGGACGATCCTTCATCATGTAAGGATTTTCTTCAGCTTTTAGTAGGTATTGATCATCTGCAATGACAACAATAGCCTCTACTAAGTCACCATACTCTTCCATTACCTCAGATTCTCCCTCTGGTTCGAAGAGATCAACTATATCTCCCTCTTCTTTAGAGGCATCTAGCAAATGTTTAGGTACTAAACCATAGTAACGCAAGATACGGATCTTGTCATCTTGGAATTCTTGATCAATCCATGATGTTTCTAAGTCAGAATCAGGTGAAGATTCATCACCCATAGACTTAACATCTTTGTAAATACCCTTCTTAATGTTCTGAGCAATGGTATGTGCAGATACAAACTCTTCAATAGCACAGCCTAAAGCGTCATCAATGGTAGTTGCAGTAGGATCAATAAGGAAATTCTGAGGAGAAATTGGTTTAAGTGTTACACTAACCTTGTCAGTTTCTAGTGTACCAATAACCATAGCATTAATATCTTCTAGTTTCTCAGTAGCAGGTACTAATTCTTTTACTTTCTTAGTAATAACTTCACCAATACCAGTACCATAGATAGAACCTAATAAGATAGAATCACCAATGTTCTTACGAGTCTTATTCTTTTTGAAGCATTCTTTCATGTAGGCTTTAAGGTATTCAATGTCGCCTTTATCTTGGTCCTTCATGTCATCTTCAATGTCAAAGAAGTTAGCTCCTTGACCAAAGACAGCTTCTTCAATCTCAGCTGTATGATTCTCAATAGCTTGTTGTAGTGCTGGTGATGTGATACGACTACGTTCTGATTCACGAGTACGATCCTCAGCAGCCCACTCACCTCGCCATAAACGTTCGAATTCTTTCCAGTCTTCTAGATAGTTGATATCACGGTGTTCTCTCCACTCGTCAGCATATTCAACAACCCATTCTACTAATTTATTCTGCATCTTTTTTTCCTAAGTTAATATCCTGCATAAGCGTCCATTGGTTCATACTCTTCTTCATCGTAGTCTTGGAAGTACTCAACTACTTGAATTTGATCAATATAAGCAAGAGCATCAATCAAGTCATCATGTAACTGTGAGTTAGGGAAGTTGACAAGTTGATCTACAAACTCGTTATTCCAATCTCCATAGTTAAGTTGTACCTTACCATGTTCAAATCTACCTTGAAGAGCCCAGACAATACGATCTGTTTTCTTTTGGTTTCCATGAGTCACGTCATCTATTCGGAAGTAGTGATTATGCCGTCTCATTAAATCTGTAAGATAAGGAAGGGCAGCATTCTTTAGTGACCCCTTCTCAATACCTACTGCTACTGGTTCGTAGTTAACAACAGCATTCATAATCTGTTGACAGGTTTCTTTGATGTCCCACCTACCATGTTTAATTTCAGCAACCCACCAACCGTTGTCATGAACCTTAACAATAGCAATAGCAGTTTCATCTAACTTCTTGTTCTTATTACCAGACTCTCTATCTACATTAATGAAGCCTGCCAAGTCGACTGCAATAAAGTATCTTCCGTCGGAAGGTTCTTCTTCTTCAATCTGAATCCATTCTTCTTTGAATAGATCTCTACTTGCAGCTTCGAAAGAAGCCATAAACTCTTGTCTAAATGCAAAGCTAGACATAGAGAGTTTAGCCTTCTCAATCTCAGAGTGCGGCAATAATGGGTTATCGTAAGATGTATAATGGAAGCCAGCCCACTCTTCATCCTTCTCAGATTCACAGTACTTAAAGAGTTCGTAGAAGTGATTACGACCTTTAGGCGTACCAATGAATAGAGCTCCACCCTGTACGTCAGCTAGAGCTGGGCGCAGAATCTGTTCAAACACCTGTGGTTTCATGTCAGCGTACTCGTCGATTACGACGTATGCAAGACCAACACCACGAAGTGTATCAGGTCTATCAGATCCTTTTAGATAGATCTTACGACCATTAATCAGTGTAAGTACTGAAGTGTTCTCATGAGCAGATGCAATAACATCATGCCCAATTTCTTTTAACAAAGACCAGAGAATATCTCTAGCCTGTTGATAAGTAGGAGCTACATAGAATACATCTTTATCTGAGCTCTTTAGAGCTTCAATAATTAAAGTCCAGGCTGCTAGACGAGACTTACCGAATCGACGTCCTGCTGCTACAACTTTAAAACGATGCTGATCATTAAAGATCTCTAGTTGCTTCTCATGAAGCTTTACTTCTAAGTTAGCCATTATCTATAAAAATCATACATGTTTATGTAGTCTATTGGAAAGTCTTCTTCAGGTAATCTATTTCTTCTTTCAGAACTACTTAGTAAACGTCTAGCCTCTGTAGCGACAGCCTCATTTTCACCAGGACTCATTATATATTTATCTAGAGGAGTTAAATTAACTTGTTGTCCTGAAGGAAGCACATGAGGCCCTCCTATGAAATCATTAAGATTTGCACCTGATTGCCATCCTTCTTTATTTTGAATCCAGTGTTGAATTTCATGTAACAAAGGTTCAATATCTTTAGAATTAACATCTTCTCTAGAAATATGAGCTTCATTCCTATTAAAGATCATTGCAGCATTCTTTGCTGGAAGGTCGTCTCTAACTATTATCTTAAGATTTTCTAACTCTGGATAAGCTTTAAAAAGTTCAGGATGATCTATCATAGACTTTAATCTAGTATTTGCAAAAGGAAGATCTAGATAATCCTTTTTAAATATAGCAGAACTATCATCTAACTCTTGTCTAGCACCAGATTTCCACCTACGAGTTCCTGTTTGTTTTAAAATATCTGTTGCATTAAATCCTGCCTTAGCCATATTAAGAGCTTCTTCTGCAGCAGCTTTATCAAAGGTAGCAGCATTTCTACCTATGAACATTCCCATAGTACCAGGACCACCTACAGCACCAGAAGCTCCTACTCCTCCAGTACCTACCATCATAGCAGCAGACATAGCTGCTTGCATACCTTCAGGAGATTCAGGATCAATTTCACCTTTAAATATTTTATCTATAGTCTCATAGGTATTAACAGCAGTCTTTCCTTTTTCTTTAAGATATTTAGGAAGAGCTTGCCAAATATTTTTAGGTGTACCTTCTATAGCAGATACTACTCCATAAGGAGTAAACTTACCACCTTTGAAAGGATTGTTCTTATCAGCCATCTATGACTTCACCATCAATAACATCTTCATCCTCTTGGATTGTAGTTTGTCCCACTCCGACAATCTGAATAGTAACACCTTTGTTCCCACTCTTTTCTTTTTCAAAGTAGGAAACTGGAATCATACGATCAACACATAGCTTGAGACAAGCCATCTGATCTTCATCTTCATCATTAAGAGCTTTGTCCATGATACGTTGTACGATAGCTTTACTTTTCTTAGTAAGCATCTCGGACAAGATCTCTTGAGCTCTAGCCTTCCTTTCATTAGGAAGAATTGCAGTACTTTTCTTTTTAGCCTTAGGGATAACACTTAGACCGAGTGAAGCTCGGATCTTATTAGTCTCATCAATTGAACGTCTACCTGCCATAGTATCTTATTTCTTTTACGAAGGATATGATACAATTATACCACAAAGAATATAATTTGTCAAGAAGAATTTAAAGAAGGTTATGTTTATTTATAAAGAAGGATTTAGAACAGAGTTCTAGATAGACTATCACCGAATGATCTAAGATAGAATATTTGTTTTTTTTTTCTTATTAGTTATAGTAATAGTTATTTGCAATTTATAATTGCTTTACTAATACAAATATTATATCATATTTTTATTCATTTGTCAATACTTAGTAATTAAATAAAGTACTTGACATAATTCAGTGAGCACAACTGTAATCCCTGCGAGGGGTGGTAGACTTAACACCACCACCGAGCACAGTAGTCAAGTTCTTTTTTATTATTGTAGTCTAACGATGTCCAGTATCCCCTAATTTACCTTCTGTTGTATGAGGTGTGTACCTATAATAATTTCTTATTAACGGTGATAGTATCCCCCCCATATGAAGATTGTAATGATGATGACTATAGTGTGAGATTAATTAATGTAATGAATGATAATGATGTGGTACACATTGCTATGATATTGTACCATTGTATGCCTATGATATCATATATTATAATTGATCCTATCCCACTGATTTTGTTAGAGTTCTTACAGAATGTTCTAGATATATAATTTTGTACCCAAAAACATTATGTTTCACCCTGCTTTATCCGCTTTTCAATGCTAAATTCCATCCTATTTACGACCGCTCCAAAGCCGCTATTAGGCTTCACACACGAGTCTTCATCTTACCATACGGTCAAGGTAGTACCACTTCGTAAACTTCGTGGTCTCCACCTATGACTCGTATGAGATGTGCGACATCGTGGTGTTGAGCTTCTCTTAACACTACTTTCAAAAACATTAAGGAGATTCAAAATGATTACAGCAAAACAAGTTGGTTTATTCTTATACTGCTCTATGGCTTTCTTACACTTTCTTCTAGGTGCTGTTAACCTTACAGATACAGTTATCCTAGTATCACAATGGTTCGGTGCTGCATTCTGGTTGTACATGGCTTCAATTGAATTTGATAAGGAGTAATAAAATGATTGATACTAACGACATTGAACTAGATGAGTTCTTAGACTATGTTACTAATACCAAGAAGCCTGACGTGTATTGTATCTACGATACTGCTACTGGCTTCTCTATTACTGGAGACAAAGCGTATGTCAAGTTTGCCCTTGATTCACTCATGGAGTATCAACACGAGTATAACTATACTATCAAGTTAGCTAGTCGTGAACAACGCAATGTAGATGATGAAATCGTTCTAGCATTAGTAGAAAACGTAATATACCAGAATGACAGATTCATGACATGTAATATCAATATCGAGGAAGGAGTTTAGTATGCTTGCCATAAATATAACTAATAAAATAGTAAATAGCGAGTACTTGAGCGGTGGATTGAAATCCTGCCCGTCATCCTTGCAAGGATCAATCGCCAATCAACTTCACGCTTCCCACTTCCCTTTGGTCGTGGCTCAGCGGAAGCTTGCTAGTCTCTGCTTCCTTGACAACGCTGCCTCATCGGCAGGATTACTAATCACCGCAGTACATCGCAATTAACTTTTTAATTAGGAGAAACAAAATGGCTTCACAAACTAAACAAACTTCATCATTCGACTTTGATGCTTTTAATGCACTAATGAATACCGCTAACTCTGGGTTACGTTTATTCCTAGCTGAACGTATGTTGCAGGATGTTCAAGCAACAATGGTTCGCTACCGCTCACCTCTCATCAAAGATATTACAGATATCGTAGATGAGCTAGAACAATTACGTGCCGATAACAAGAAGTACCTAGCTACTCGCAACGATCGTGGCACAGATGATACAGCACTAACACCAACAGCGCACAGCAATTCAGCTGATGCAGGTAAGGTTGCTTAATAATTAGGGGCTTCGGCCCCTTTTTTTATTGGAGTATTGTATGTTCATAAAAATATTTAATAAGCACAAACCTCAAGAAACAATGATTGTTGATGAGTTAACTGACTTCTTATTCGAGGAAGGTTGGCGTCATTATGTAGAATTATCTTTTATTACTGGAGATGAGTATCTTCAAGTTGATGAGAATAAACGTCAAGCATCTATCCGACAGTATGGCTTCTAAGGTGCCAACCCTGCGGGGCCTTAGGATGTACACTTTACTGGGGCAATTTTATTGAAAGAGATATCATGAAAGATTATAAAGAGATGTTCCATTTAATAGGGCAATTTGTTTTTGTTTTGTTAGCATTAATAGGTTTGTTTCATTTGTTACAAGATAAAGAATGTCAAGTAACATTTAGTAGTGGTAATGAAGTTCATGTTTTAGTAGGAGAATGGCAATAATGGCACAGCATAAATGGCATAAAGAAATAAAAGCATGGGCTGATGGTGCAGAGATTGAAGCAAAACATTGTAATTCAGATAAATGGATTACAGATTATGAACCATATTTTTGGCAAGATGATTTTGAATTCCGCATTAAACCACAGCCTAAAGAGCCACAGTATTTGTATGTGTATAAGATAAATGGAATAGTAAGGATGGTTGAAAATGGTGGATATATAGAAATTCATCATAAAGATGACCATGTTACTTACATAGGCAAAATTAAACTAGAGGAGGAATTAGAATGAGTCTAGGTAAACATAATAGGGAAGCTCTTGACGAGCTCTTCTGTTATTGGTATTTTAAAGTATATAAAAGATTTCCACACAAGTCTGCTATATACTCTAATGCAAATCTTATTAAACTTATACACGTATTACGTCGTAAGTATAATAGGATTGTTCGTCAAGAAGAAGTAGAAACTTTTCATTAATAGGAGATTTTAAAATGAAACGCTTTGGTTGGAAAGAGTTCAGAGAAGCTGGACAAACTATTCCAGATAGTAATGGTAGATTAGTAATTACAGAAGGAGAAGCTAAACATCCTTATACTCATGATCATGTAATGAAGTCTCTAACATTCACACTAGATGGTAAAGATATTCTTAAAACAAGTAAAGACGGATGGAATCCATACGTATTTTATCTTGATCGAGATTATGCTTTAGAGAAGGGTATCATTACACAAACAGCAGATACAAATTATTCTGCTATACTTGATGGCCTTTATTACTTACTTAATCCTATGAAGATTCTTAAAAATAATGGGCAAATTTATGCCTCAGTTGTTGAAAAGCTTAGAACTAGGGTTAGACTGAGTGCTTTCTATTATTCCAAACCAACCATGGATCTTAGAGATGCTGTACATAATCACGTCAAGACTAAGTTTATGCGTGAGTATAACTTAGAAGAAAATAGTCAAGTACTATTTACTAAAATGGGAGAGTTCCTAAGAGATAATAATATATTTACTATTGTATGTTGTTATTTATCTGGTAAATTTATTTATAAACATGAAGCAATTAGTGCTGTCCTTAGTGGTGAACGTCAATTTATACATCGTGATTTAGATATTGAAGAATATAACTATAGTTATCACAGTGAAACAGGATTCTGGTTACGTCCAGATGAAGCTGTAATCAATGGTTATGTATATAATACAGTAACTGATACAACTTGTAATTGTCCTACATGTAGTAGAACAGTTCCTCAATCTATAGTAAATGAATTTGGTGAATGTAAATCATGTGCTGAACAAGCATATCGTATTCACAATTACTCAACTAAAGTTCCTGAGTTACTTAAATTCAAAGCTAAGAACGTTCGACCTGATACATTATATCTAGGTGTAGAACTAGAATACGAAACTACAGATCGTGATGTAGCACGTATGAAAGTAGGCAGAGCACTTAAAGGCCATGCCATTATGAAATCAGATGGTTCAATTCAACATGGCTTCGAAGTAGTTACATGTCCTGCAACACTTGATATTCAATTAGATGTCTTTAAATTATTTTATGAGAATAAGCCTAAAGAAATTACTAATGGTCCATCAGTAGGTATGCACGTTCATGTATCACGTAAACCTTTATCAACTCTTACAGTAGGTAAACTTACTGAGTTTATGAATCGTAGTGACAATTATAAGTTTATTAACTACATTGCAGGTCGTAACTTAAATAGTTATTGTGCACAAGGTAATCGTACAATTACATTTCCAATTACACAACGTTCAGGTGCACGTTATAACGCATTGAATCTAAACAATAAAGATACAATTGAGTTCCGTATCTTCAGTACTCCCTTGACATATGAAGACTTTGCTGCTAAAGTACAGTTCTGTCAAGCAATTGTTGACTATGCTAAACCTTGTAATCTTGGTGCTGCTCTTAAGCAACAAACATTCTACCAAACATTTATTAATTGGGTAATGCCACAACGTAAAGCATATCCAGAACTTGTATCTAAATTGAAAGGATTCGCATAATGTGTATCGCTATTTATAAAGACAAAGATATTGTAATTCCATACGACAATCTTAAACAAAGCTTCAACAGCAATCCTGATGGTGCAGGGTTTATGTATGTTAAGAATCGACAGTTGCATGTGCAAAAAGGTTTCTTTACATTTAAAGAATTCTGGGATGCTTATGCTCCACATCAAGAACGTCAAGCTGTATTACACTTCCGTATTAAAACACATGGTGTAATTAATGAAGCTAACTGTCATCCATTTAATGTAAACAAAAGCTTTGCGTTTGTACACAATGGTGTTATCTCAGGTTTCGGTAGTAAAGATTTCTCAGATACATATCACTTTAATGAAGAGATTGTTAAACCATTAGTAAATAAATGGGGTAACCTAGCTATGTTTGAGCCAGCAATTAAAGAATTAATTGAGTCTCGTATTAGTTATTCTAAGCTTATCTTCCTTGATCGTCATGGAAATGCAGAGATCTTCAACGAAAACAAAGGTGTATGGGATCAAGGTGTATGGTATTCTAACTCAAGTTACAAACCAAAAGAGGTTGTAGTTGTACCTAAAGTACAGTATAATCAACCAGCTTTATTTACTAAACCTACTGTTCAACCTAAACAAGTAGTTAAAGAAGGTGAACTTGTTCGTTTAAATCGTAACTTCTATGATGAAGATACTAAAGTATTATTTAATCGTGGTGAGATCTTTGAAGTCATTGATGTTAACAGTGACTACACTGCAAACTTAATGAATGATGATGAGTTCTCTGGTAAAGACTTTGCTTACAATGTACCTTTCAGTCATCTAGATTTTTATGATGATGACTATGAAGCAGACTACACACAGTACAAACAAACATCACCATACAAATACAATCCTTATGATTCATGGAGTGACTACTAATGGAAAAGTATGATATAATTCAATGCTTTAGAGATGGCAAATCTACATCAGATAGATATGTACTAGTTGATGTATATTCTAATGGTAATCCTAAAGCAGTTGTAGTAGAATCTGTATTCCAAGAAGGTGATGAAGATAAAATTAAATTTAGAACTTTATTTATGGGTATTAATGATGACTATCCTTGGAAAGTTGTAGATAAAGCAGACACTTCTTTAATAGCTAACCCTCATTACCATGTTATTCGTAAGATTAAACTAATGAATGCTAAAAGAAAGGAGCAAGGGTATGCCTTTTAATTCTGACTTTGAAGTAGGAGATGAAGTTTCTATTGCACCTCCTGATGATTGGGATGAGTTTCCAACATGGACTGGTGAGATGTCTGATGAGATTGATCTAGATGAATCATATATTATTAGATGGATTGGTAATGATGTAGTAGATCTTGTTGGTTTACCATATAACTTTAGTCCTAATTGGTTAGAGTTAATTAAAGAAAAAGAAATAGTAACAGGTCCTCATGGTCATGTTATTAAAAAGATTAAACAATTAGATAGACGTTTCCAAGATAGAAAGAAAGGAATAGAATATGCGTTTTAGATTAAAAGTATTTCCTTATAAGATAGGAAGTATTAGTTCTAAATCTTTAGCTAATAGTCTAGGAGTCAAGCGAGTACGCCCAACGTACGATGCTAGACGTCGTGATGTTATTATTAACTGGGGCAATTCTAGGCCAGCTAATTTTAAATCACATCCTAATGATCTTAATAGCCATAGTGCAATTGCTTTAGCTTGTAATAAACTTAAAACATTTAAAGCATTAGAGGCTGCTGGTTTTCAGCATCTTCCCTTATGGTGTACTACAAGATATGAGGCTGACCAACTTCTCTACACTGCTAGTGAAGGAGGTACTACCTCTGCTGCAATATATTGTCGTACATCATTGACAGGTCATTCAGGTTCTGGTATAGTAATAGCATCTAATACTTATGATTTAGTAGATGCTCCATTATATACAGTAGGAACTAAACATAAGTATGAGTTTCGTGTTCATGTATTTAGAGGAAAGGTATTAGATGTTCAGCAGAAAAAGAGAAAACGTGGGCTTGGCCCTTCTGGTTCTGGGATTCGTAATCATTCTAACGGTTGGATCTATGCTCGGAGTGACATTAGCATACCTAGTATCATCACCGATGCAAGTGTTCATGCTGTCTCTATTCTTGGCCTCGACTTCGGGGCTGTTGATATTGGTTATCGTGAACGTGATGGCAAAGCATTTGTGTTCGAAGTAAACACAGCACCTGGACTAGTAGGTACTACACTTACTAAGTACACTGAAGCTTTTAATAATTATTTACAGGAGTTAAATCAATGAGATGTTTAGCTTGTAATGCAGAACTTAATGACTATGAGGCAACTCGTAAAGACTTACATGGAGATTACATTGACATGTGTAATCATTGTTACGCTACAATCAAAGATGATATCTTAAGTACAGATAGGGAAGACCTACTTGTACAAACAGAAATCATCTCTGACTATAGTGAATGGAGCGAGGATTAACTACTTCATGAGCAAATTTTTAAGACATATCAATTGTCCTCGTTGTGGTAGTAAAGATAACTTGGCAGAATATGATGACCACTTCTGGTGCTTTGGTTGTAAGTATCACAAACTAAAGAATGACATTGGAAGTATTCGTAATAGGATTGCAGAGCAAGACCACACTATGCGGAGAACCCTACCAAAAGATATTGAAGTTAGTCAAGATATTCCTAAGCCAGCAATGCAGTGGTTGCTGTCATACGGAATAACTCCTAATGAAATCAATGACTTCGGTATAGGATGGAATGATGATGCACAATTACTTGTGCTTGTCAAGACCCCTGACTACTGGCAAGCTAGAACTTTTGGTAATCACAAAGTTAAGTACATGTCAAACGGAATCAAGCCATTGACATTTTATGGATATGCTGATAAGATAGTATGTGTAGAAGATATTCTTTCTGCAATTAAGATCTCTAGGTTATCTCCAGAATTCTGTGCCTTACCTTTGCTTGGTAGTAGTATGTCGGAAGAAGTTATACAACGCTTATCAGGACACTTTAAATCTGTAGTGATATGGTTAGATAGGGACAAGGCTAATGAAGCGATTAAGATAGCAAGAAATTTGAAACAGAGGGGATTTAATTCCTCAGTAGTGATCAGTCCTTTAGATCCTAAAGAATATAGTAAAGGAGAATTAAGTGAATGGTTGAAAAGCAAATAATTAAATTGTTCTGTGAAGATAAAGAACTCTTTACAAAGTACTATAGATATGTTAACATTAATTATATTAAGATTAATTATAATAATATATATAAATTATTTATAACTATTAATAACTACTATACTACGTATAGTAATAGTAATAATATTAATAGTAATGATTTAGAAGTAGTTTATAATAGTAATTATTTATTAAAAGATTCTGAAAGAACTGACTTTAATAATCTTGTATCAGAGATTCTTTCTTTAGAAGTTAATAGGGATGTCGTCATTGAATTACTTGAAGAGCATCGACGACGTTCTCTATCAGGAGACGTAGCTAAATTAGCACTAGATGTAGAAGATGGCAAAGCTCCTGTAAAAGATTTACTAGAACTGTTCTCAAAGTTTGAGCATCAAGAGATTACAGTTGATGAAGCTAAACCTGTTGTCATGAATTTGGAGGATTTATATGAGTCGCAAGTCGCATCGCCAGGTCTCCGTTGGAGGACCAACTGGCTTAACAAAAGTCTTGGCTCGCTACGCAAAGGAGACTTTGGCTTTATCTTTGCTAGACCTGAGACAGGGAAGACTACCTTCCTCGCATCTGAGATTACGCACATGGTTACTCAAACAGATGGTGAAGTCTTATGGTTTAATAACGAGGAACAAGGGAACAAAGTTGCAATTAGATGTTATCAAGCAGCTCTTGGTGTCCCTACAGACCATCTGTTTTCTGATAGAGAGAGACGCCAGAGGCAGTACGAAAGTGTTACAGGGAATCGTATTAAGATCCTTGACTTTGAAGACTCAAGCTCTCGATCTAGAATTGATGCGATCCTTAAACAGTCTAATCCGTCGTTAATTATCTTCGATCAGATTGATAAGATCAAAGGATTCAAAGGTGATCGTAATGACCTTGAACTTAAACAGATTTATCAATGGGCTCGTGAGATTGCTAAGACATATGCACCTGTCATTGCTGTATCACAAGCAAGTGGTGAAGCAGAAGGTAAGCTATGGTTAACAATGGATATGGTTGATGGTAGTAAGACAGCCAAGCAAGGTGAGGCTGATTGGATCATGGGTATTGGGAAAGAACAAGACAACACCAGCAGATCTAGATACTTTAACATTTGTAAGAACAAGTTATTAGGAGATACTGATACTCTACCTGACTTACGTCATGGTTCAGTACAAGTATTAATTAAACCAGAGATAGCACGATACGAGGAGTTGTAAGATGGATGATGCACTAGAAATTTTAGATGAGATTCAAAAGTTAGCTAATAGTCTTGAAGGATTACAAACTGATTATGTAATTGCAAGTATCAATGATTATATTAATCAAAAACGTACAGAGTTTGAAGAACCTAACGGAGATTGCTGTGGCTAATGAGTTAGTCTTAGATGTAGAAACAACTATTTCAAATAAAGGAAACCCATTTGATGAAACAAATAAACTCTGTTATGTCGGCTTGGATAGATCTTGCTTTTCAATTGAGTATGATAGCAGTCCTTACGTCCATCACTTACGTACTATACAATCTACCATTGATAGTGCAGAAGTGCTCATAGGATTTAACATTAAGTTTGACTTACATTGGTTAGCACGATATGGTATTACATTCTCAGACAAACGTATTTGGGATTGTCAAGTAGTACACTTTATTTTAACAGGGCAGAAAGATACTTACCCTAGTCTTAATGGAGTATGTGAATACTATGGATTAGAATCAAAGTTAGATGTAGTATCAGAGCAGTACTGGAAGAATGGTATTGATACACCAGATATTCCAAGAGATCTTCTTGAAGAGTACTTACTAAAAGATCTAGACTTAACTAGACAAGTGTACTTAAAACAATTAGAAGAACTTAAAGACAAACCATTACTACGTAGGTTAGTTAGTCTTCACAATCAGGACTTACTTGTACTACAAGAAATGGAATTTAATGGATTGTTATATGATGAGGAGAAAAGTAATGAGCTTGCTAAACAACTTGACGAAGACATTGAAAGACTTGACAGGTTACTTTACAACGAGCATTCTTGTGATAGTCTTAACCTTAATAGCGTCGATCATCTTAGCGCTTTCCTATACGGTGGTAGCATTAGGCTCCGTCGTAGAGTTCCTTGCGGGTTCTTTAAAACTGGTGCTAGAGCTGGTGAACCAAAAGAAAAGTGGGAAGACTACGAAGTAGAATTTCCTAGGCTAATTAAACCTTTAAAAGGTTCTGAGTTAGCTAAGGAAGGTTTGTATTCTACAGATGAATCAACGTTACGATCACTACGTGGATCTAAGAAAGCCCTTGAAGTCATTGAGTTGTTACTCAAGCGAGCTGAACTAGAGAAGCGTGTGTCTACATACTACAGAGGACTCATTAAGTTACGAGAGGAATCTAAGTGGAAGGAAGGAAAGATTCATGGACAACTTAACCAATGTGTTGCAAGAACAGGACGACTCTCAAGTAGTAGACCAAACCTGCAAAACTTTGATGGAGAAATCAAACAGTTATTCTATACAAGATTTGCTTGACGTATACGAAAGAATAGATAGGGATTATAATGTTATTACAAGCTGATGCTAAACAATTAGAGTGGGTTGGTGCTACCTATCTTAGCCAAGATCCAGTCGCACTAAAGGAGATATGGAATGAAGTTGATCAACATGCAGATAACCAACAACGATTCGGATTGCCAAGTAGACTTATCGCTAAAACATTCGTCTTCCGACTCATATATGGCGGATCGGCATATAGTTACGCAAACGATCCTAACTTTAAAGACATTGGTGGAGAAGATTTCTGGCAAGGAGTTATCGATCAGTTCTATGGAAAATATGTGGGACTCAGGGACTGGCATACAAAAATCCTTGATCAAGCTAAACGAGACAGGAAACTCGTTATGCCTACAGGAAGAGTCTACAACTACGAACCAGAGATCAAGTATGGAAAAGCCGTATGGCCTAGAACTAGAATCCTTAATTACCCAGTCCAGGGGCTCGGGGCAGACCTCATGTCCATCGCACGAGTGTCGTTGCGTAACAGGCTAAAAGAAAAGAAAGGAGTACTACTTGTTAATACAGTACATGATTCAATAATACTTGACTTCGATCCTAAAATATGGGATAATAATAGTATAGTAAGTTTAGTTGATAAGTGTTTCAACGACGTACCAGCTAACTTTAAGAAAATGTTCGGACAAGATTTTAACTTACCTATGAGGGTCGAATGTGAAGTTGGACCTGACTGGGGCAATATGGAGAAGATCGTATGCAAATCACAGTAATTGATGTAGGTACACCTAACACCCACGCTGCTAAGAATGGTCGTAGTTACCAGTCATTAGAAGTAACTTACAAGGGTGCAGATGGTAAGGTTGGTAACAAGAAGTTAATGTCATTCAGTAATCCTTCTGTGTTTAAAGCAGCTGGTAGCTGGAATAAAGGTGATGTAGTAGAAGTAGTATCACAGAAAGATGATCAAGGTTACTGGCAATGGACAGGAATTGGTACAGAAGGAGGAGCACCAGTGGCACCAGCACCAGCATCAAGTACAAGTGGAGCACGAGTAACAGGTAGTAACTATGAAACTAAAGAAGAACGTGCAGCTCGACAAGAATTAATTGTTCGTCAATCTTCTTTGTCTAATGCTATCTCTATCTTAACAGTAGGTGCTAAGACAGTAAGCAAAGCAGAAGTATTATCACTAGCTACTGAACTTAGTGATTGGGTATTTGGTAAAGATGCTAAAGCAACAGTATCATATGATCCAAGTAATCCTGCTGACTTTGAAGATGACATTCCTCTATAAGTTATCTTTAATCAGGTGGTTAGAAATAATCACCTGCTTCCACATAATAGCTAACGTATGGAGACACTGGTGATTGATTACATTCTATGCTACGGGCCCTCCGTTTGTCAAGGGATATTAATAGGTTTTGTTATGTGTTTCTTTTTATTAAGGTATCTAGATGCAAGCATTAATTGACATGGATTTAGTAGTGTATCGTTGTGCAGCGTCAGCTGAGAACGATGACTTAGGTATAGCAATCTATAGGGTCAATGAACTTCTAGATACTTTATTAGAAAAGACTCAAGCTACTTCATATAGAGCATTCTTATCAGGCGGAGATAACTTCCGTAAGAAGATCTATCCAGAGTATAAAGCTAACAGAACTGCTGAGAAACCTAAACACTTAGAAGCTTTAAGAGAATACTCTTTAAAAGAACTCAGTGCAGAACTGGCTCCTCCTACATTGGAGGCAGATGATGCAATGGGTATCTTTCAAGATAAGATTGATGGTCAAACAACTATCTGTTCTCTTGATAAAGATATGTTACAAGTACCTGGCCTTCATTATCAATGGGCATTTGGTACTTCTAAGTGGCAAAAGGATGAGAAGTTTATTACTCAAACAGATCTAGATGGGTTACGATTGTTCTACGAGCAGTGCTTAAAAGGAGACAAAGCAGATAACGTAAAAGGTATTGCTGGTCTTGGTGAAGTTAAAGCTCGTAAGTTATTAGCACATTGTATTTCTGAACAAGAGATGTTTGATATTGTAAGACAAGCATACAGCAATGATGACGAATTTAAAATGAACGCACAATGCTTATGGATCTTACGAGATACTGATGACTCTTTCCTTAATAGATACAAGGAGTTAGACAAAACAAACGATGCCAGTATTCAAGAGTAAGTTAGAAGAAAAAGTCTGGGCTAGATTAAAGACTACATATCCTAGTGTCAAGTATGAACCAGATAAGATTGCTTTCATACAACCTGCTAAAGAAAGAAATTATATTCCTGATTTTAAAATAGGGAATATTTATATCGAAGCTAAAGGTAAGTTGGATCTTGCAACTAGACAAAAGATGTTGTGGTTTAGAGATTGTAATCCAGATGTTAGAGTCATTATCCTCTTTCAGAATCCTGATAATAAGATTCGTAAAACGAGCAAAACAACCTATGCAATGTGGGCTGATGATAATGGATTTGAATGGTTAGACTTTAGAAAGGATTGGTTACGTGATTATACAAAACTGTGTACGGAATGAAGATGGTTCTTTAGACTTTGAGTTTCATGTAGATCTTGAAGAAGCATCTTTCTTAATGGATCATGCAGTAAAGAATCTTATTCATCATGGTGTTATTAAGGTTCAGGAACAAGAAGCAGAGCAGCAATATGCTCTATTTAAAGATGAAGGTAGAAAGCCTAGCTAATGAACCAAGACCTAAAGCAATTAGATTATTACCATGTACTACGTAATACTCCTCTAATTGAAGTAGGTGCTAAGTATCAACTGAAGGATGGTAAGATGTGGTTTGAAGTCTTACCTTCCTTTGGTATAGCAACTAAAACTTTCAATCAATTAGGTGAGTCTTGGTTACATGATAACTGGATAGCTACCAAGTACTCTGAAGATTGGCAGTCAGATGAACGAGATAGGGCAGTAGCTCAGAATGGGAATGTAGGATATGGCTAAGATATTACTACTAGATATTGAAACAAGTCCTAACACAGCACATGTGTGGGGTATTTGGCAACAGAACATTGGATTAAGTCAGCTTCTTGAGTCGTCTTATACCATGTGTTACTCAGCTAAGTGGTTAGAAGATGATACAATGTACTTCGATAGTGTCTACAAATCAGATCCTATTGACATGTTAACAGGTATTCACAATCTAATTGATGAAGCTGATGCAGTAATTCACTACAATGGTAGTAAGTTTGATATGCCAACACTGAACAAGGAGTTCCTACTACATGGATTAACTCCTCCGTCACCAGTTAAACATATTGATTTACTTCAAGTAGCTAAGAAACAGTTTAGGTTTGTGTCAAACAAACTTGACTATGTAGCACAAGCATTAGGTCTAGGTAAGAAGACTAGTCATACAGGACATGATCTTTGGATTCAATGTATGGCTAACAATCCTCAAGCTTGGGCTTTAATGGAAGAGTACAACAAACAAGACGTAGTTCTTCTAGAGAAGGTGTACTATAAGTTTAGACCATGGATTAAACATCATTTAAACTTATCCATCTTCAACGATGATGAGCTTGTTTGTCCTAACTGTGGTGGTAAACATCACCAGAAACGTGGGTACGCAGTAACAACAGTAAGTAAGTTCCAACGATATCAGTGTCAAGATTGTGGTAACTGGTTCCGAGGAAATAAAAACTTACGTAGTCGAACAGCAGAAAGGGTAGTTAATGTCATCTAACATTCAAGATACTTTAGCAGAACGTGGTAGTAGGTATGGTGATTTTGCAGGACACGCAAACATTACACAACGTATTAAGTTTATTATGCAGAATACGCAAAACTGGAGTAGACTTAAAGAGGATCAGAAAGAATCGCTTGAGATGGTAGCTCATAAGATAGGGCGAATCTTAAATGGTGATCCTGATTACGATGATAGCTGGGTTGACATTGCAGGATATGTTACCTTAGTTGCAAATAGACTACAAGGAAAATAAAGTGTTATCTCTTCAACAGTATAAAGACTATGGGTTTCCTTTAGAGTGGGTTCATAATAGTATGGTAGGCTATTTAAATAATCAAGGATTCAATATTAAGTATAAGGTTGGAAGTTATTATGTTAACAATAACTGAATTACAAGAAAAAATAATTGAGCAGATTGATGAAGTAGACTTGATAGATCTACTAGGATTAACTACTCAAGATCTTGTATACGCTTTTGCAGATAAGATTGAAGATAGGTATGAAACCATTTGTGCTGAGTTGGAGTGAGTGGTTTCCTCCTATTAATTTATTAAACTATCCTAGAAAAGAAAGAAACAATATGGATATTAGTCAGAAAGTATTATCAGATATTACAATCTTCAACAAGTATGCTAAGTATGTTCCAGAAGCAGAACGTCGAGAAACATGGGAAGAGTTAGTGCAACGTAACATGGCAATGCACTTACGTAAATATCCTAAGATGAAAGAGGAAATCAAAAGTGCATACACGTTTGTATTTAATAGGCAAGTTCTACCTTCGATGCGTTCGTTACAGTTTGGAGGTACTCCTATTGAACTTAGTAATAACCGCATGTTTAATTGTGCTTTCTCCGCTGTTGATCATCCAGCAGTCTTTAGCGAAACAATGTTTAACTTACTTGGTGGATCTGGAGTCGGCTTCTCTGTTCAGAAGCGGCATGTTGAAAATCTACCTACGATTGTTGGGCCATCATCTAAACAAAGGAGATTCTTAGTTGGAGACTCTATTGAAGGTTGGGCAGATGCTGTTAAAGTTCTTGTTAAAGCTTACACTCTTGGCAAGTCTGACCCTGTGTTTGATTTCCGTGA